CTAGATTTTGGATATTTACACCTAATCAGCTATATTGTGCGTTGAAAAAAAATGGAATGTGTGAAATAGACTTATAACTATGGGTGCATTTAGAAAACCAAAGTATCAAGAAACTGCTGCAGACAAAGCAGTTAGAGAAGATATTGAAAGAAGAAGAAAAGAAGAATTAGAAGAGCAAGAAAAATTAGAAGCTAAAGAAGCTAAATTAAAAAGAAGAAAAGAAAAAGGTATGGTTGGAATGAGATCATTATTTTCTAGAGCTGGTGGAAAAGGATTTTTTTATGAAGGTAAGGAAAACTAATGGGTGGTAATACAAGTACATCAAGTGGAAGTTATGGTGGTGATGATAGAGGTCGTGATAGAAATGATAGATCTACACAAGCTGAAATTACAGGTGGTACAAAAAAAGTAAAAGAAGCTATTAAAAAATCTAGTACAGATATGTATGGAGGAGTAGCAAGTAAAGCTACTAATGAATATTTAGTAGATATTGGTGAAGCAAAAAGAGGATCACAAAATCCTGATGGATCATATAATTATATGCTTACTGCAAAAGGTCATGAATTAAAATATGGATCTTATACTCCAGGCGGCCCACAAACTCCAACAGCAATGGGAACAGTTGGTGCTGGTGGTATTATGAATCAAGTACCTATTTCAAAAAAAATGTTTGAATCACAAAAAAGATTACAAATGATTGCAACAGGAGCTATGGCAACTTTGGGTGTTCCAGTAATGGGTGCAGCATTTATGGATTACAATAAAAAAAAATATGATGATTATGTAACTAGTTTTAATAGTGCATTACAAAGCTCTACATCTTATGCAGCGGCTAGTCCAAGTACAAGAGATACTTCTGACGCAACAATACAAGATACTAAAGCACAAGCAGAAGCTAGTGAAGCAACTACAGCTGCAGCACAAGAAGCTTTTTTAAAAAAACAAGCTTTATCTAGAAAACAATCTGCTATTAAAGGATCAAGAACATTTTTTGGTGGTAAAAGAAAATTAATAGAAGGAGCAATGTAATAATGGCATTTATACCAGTAGCAGAAAAAAATATTTCATCAGGATATACTGATAATAAATTTAAAAATTTTTTTAAAAAGTATCAAGACGCAGAAACAATCTTTGATCATTGGAAAGATAAATATGAAGAAGCATATGAATACACAATGCCTTCAAGAGAATCTTTTTATGAAGAAACAATAGGAGAAAGACGTACTGATAAAATATTTGATGAAACTGCAGTAGTAGGTATTCAAGAATTTGCTAGTAGATTACAAGCTGGTATAGTTCCTACTTATGGTAGATGGGCAAACTTTGAAGCTGGTACTGATATACCAGAAGATCAAAGACCAGCAGTTAATGAAGCATTAGATGAAATAACTAAATATGTTTTTGAGATATTAGCTGGATCTAACTTTAATCAAGAAGTACATGAAGCATTTATGGATTGTGCTATTGGTACTGGTGTAATGCTAGTAGAAGAAGGCGATGCATTAAATCCTATTAAGTTTACAGCAATACCTTTGCCTAAAGTTATGTTAAACAATGGGCCAGATAATAAAGTAGATACAGTATTTAGAAAAAGACAAATAGCTTATAACCAATTAATGACTGCTTATCCTAAAGCAGAAATGTCTGAAAAAATGTTGAAAGCTATTGAAAATAATGAAAATAAGAAAGCAAATATTGTAGAAGGTGTCTACAAAATTTATGATGAAGCAAACACAGAAAAATATAAATATTGTGTTGCTTGTATGAATGAAGAAGAAATTATTTTTGAAAAAGAATTAGATGGAGTTGGTAGCAATCCTTATATTGTATTTAGATGGAATAAAGGATCAGGAGAAGTTTATGGAAGAGGGCCTGTATTTAATAGCATGGCTGCAATTAAAACAACTAATCTTACAGTAGAACTAATATTACAAAATGCACAAATGAATATTAGTGGAATATATACTTATGAAGATGATGGTGTTGTTAATCCTGATAATATAAATCTTGTGCCAGGTGCTTTAATTCCTGTAGCTCCAAATAGTAGAGGTCTTACACCTTTAGCTGGTGCTGGTAGATTTGATGTAGCTCAATTAATATTAGCTGATATGCGTCAAAATATTAAAAAAGCATTATATATGGAAACATTAGGTAGACCAGAAGGTACACCAATGTCTGCTACTGAAGTATCTGAAAGAATGGCAGATTTATCAAGACAGATTGGATCATCATTTGGTAGACTGCAATCAGAATTTGTAACACCATTACTTCGTAGAGTAATTAGAATTTTATCTAAACAAGGTAGAATAGCAATTCCAAAAATTGATAATAGAGAAGTAACTATTATAGCTCAATCACCATTAGCTCAAGCTCAACATCAACAAGATGTTGCAGTAGTTAATAATTTTAATGCAATATTAGCTCAAACATTTGGCCCACAAATTCTTAATATGATTGTTAAACAAGATGAAGTAGCTAGATATTTAGCAGAAAAATTAGGATTACCAGAAAAATTAATAAGAGATCCTCAAGAGCAGCAACAAATAATTCAATCATTGCAAAATATGTCTCAACAGTCTAATATGGCAGAAAATGAGTTGGGAATCCCTAGTCAATCGCCACAAGGACAATAAAAAAGATACCAGCGAAATAGATCAAATATTTGCTGCAGTTTTTTCTGATCCTGATGGTAAAAAAATATTGGAATACTTCGATAGTATTGTTATGAATACTACAGTAAATCCTACTGCTGATAGTAGAGTATTATGGCATTTAGAAGGACAACGATTTATGCTGCAACAAATTAAAAATAGAATTAAGCGAGGTAAAGAATGGAAGAAGAAGTAGTTACACAAACAGAACAAACAGAAGAAAGTTCTAAACCAGACTTTGTTCAAGATAAATTTTGGAACAAAGATACCAATGAAATTAATATAGAAGAATTATCTAGTAGTTATAATTCATTAGAAAAAAAATTAGGATCAAGAACAGAAGATTTATCTAAACAAATTAGAGAAGATATGGCTAATGAAGTAAGGTCTAAAGTTCCTGAAAATTATGAAATTAGTATGCCTGAGATACCAGAAAATGTACAAATGGATATTGATCCTGAAATGCCTTTATTACAATGGTGGCAAAAAACAGCAAAAGAAGCTGGTTTATCTCAAGATCAATTTAATACAGGAATAGAAGCATTTGTTAATAATGAAATAGGAAGTTTGCCTGATCTTGATAATGAAAAACAATTATTAGGTGAAAGTGCAAATGCAAGAATAGAAGCTGCTGATTTGTGGAGTAAGAAAAATTTATCTACTGATTCTTATGATGCTATATCTGAATTTGCTAGCACAGCTAAAGGTGTAAAAGCTTTAGAAGAAATAATGAAACTTAATAAAGATGCACCAATACCACAAACAGAAACAGCTATTGATGCTGCTCCTAGTTTAGATGATCTTAGATCTATGATGAAAGATCCTAGATATTGGAAAGATGGAGATAGAGATCAAGCTTATATTAATAAAGTAAGTAACTTATATGAAAAGTACTACGGAAATCAGAAGGCGAGTTAAAGCTACTTGGCGTGACGCACAATCTTTTGCTGAATGGCTAGATCCTATTGAAGGTAAAAAATTAAAACCAGCTATAAATTATAGTGAAGGATATGTGTTAAAAGATGATGATGACGTATTAATTTTGTATATGACATATAATGATACAGATATTGGTGATACTTGTGTCATTCCTAAAGAAAATGTTGTTAATATTTGTGAGTTGAAAAATATTAAAAAAAATGTCAGTAAAGAATAAATAGACCTCTAAGGCCCTAGATATGCCTGTAAAGATAACATATCAAACTCCTATGAGACAATCTAGGTAAACTTAACAAGCATACGGAGGTTAAAATGTCTGCTTCTATTACTAATGCTTTTATCACTCAGTTCGAAGCTGAAGTGCATATGGCATATCAAAGAATGGGTAGTAAGCTAAAAAGCCTAGTGCGTACTGTAAACGGAGTAAGTGGCGAATCTGTAAAATTCCAAAAAGTTGGAACAGGTGAAGCTACAAGCAAAGCAAGACACGCAGAAGTAGTTGCTATGAACATTTCTCACACAAATGTAACTGCAACTCTAGCTGATTTCTATGCGTCTGATTACGTAGACAAACTAGACGAGCTTAAAACCAATATTGACGAAAGATCAGTTGTTGCAAATAATGCAGCATATGCTCTTGGTCGTAAAACTGATTCTATCATTACAGATGCTATGAGTTCTGCTACTACACTAGCTAACAATGCTGGTGCACAAGGTGGTACTGTGGCAACTGACATGAACGTAGATAAGTTCCAAGAAATGCAAGCGCTTTTCGGAACTAACAGCGTTCCTGATGATGGCGGAAGATACTGGGCAATCGGCCCTAACCAATGGTCTAACTTATTAGATGATGATCAATGGTCAAGAATGGAATACATTGGATCTAACGAATTACCTTTTTCTGGTATGAATTACACAGCGAAAAAATTCTTAGGTTTCTTAGTATTTGTACATTCTGGTCTAGACACATCTGGATCTACTGATAGACACACTATTGCATGGCACAAGTCATCAATGGGTCTAGGTGTAGGATCTGAAGTTAGAACTGAAGTAAACTATATACCTGAAAAGGTATCTCACTTAATGACTTCTTACCTATCCATGGGATCAATTCTAATTGATACTAATGGTATTAGAGTACAGAAGTGTGCGGAATAGGAGATAAATAATGGCATACGCAACTTCAAATCCGATTAAGAAAATTGCTGGAATGGGTGCTGGAAATTCACTATGGTTTTATACTGATGGTGATGCTAAAGCAGCTGTTGTAGCTTCAGGTTATTTCAATTCTGCTTACAAAGAATTAAGCAAAGGTGATGTTATCCTTTGTTCAATCGGTGTAGGTGGTACTCACGAAATGGACACAATTACAGTTACTTCTGAAACAGGTGCAACTACTGTAACAACAGTAGCTCTTGCATAAGGAGATTAACAACTATGAGGGGGTTTATCCCCCTCTAGTCAAATAGGAGAAATTATGGCAATAAGTGCAGCAATAGGTGTAGGTAAAAAAATAGTTGGCAAAGCTATAAGTGCTGCCAAAAAGAAAAAAAAAGATTTAGAAACTAAAGGTCGTAGAGTTAAAGGATTACAAACAGAAAAAGTAGTATCTAAAGAATTAGATACTGCTATGCAACAATATAAGAAAACAGGATCTACAAAAGGTTTTGAAAATGTTAGACAAGGAAAAGTAAGTCCTGAAGGTTTAGAAAAAGCTAAAGCAATACAAAATACTCCTAATATTGTTACTGGTGCAGCAGCAACTGCACAACAAGCTACAAAAAAAGCTATAAGAGGTGCAAAAAAAGTTACAGCAAAAGCTCAAGAAAAAACTTCTAAATTAATGGAAGGTACAACATTAGGTAAAGCAATAGGAAAAGATCCAACTAGAGCTGCTGAATTAGGTGGAGCTGCTTTATTAACTGGAGCTTTAGCACAATCTGTTATTAAATCTACTATGAAACCAGAATCTTTATATGATATTTCTAGATTACCTGATGGTAGATTTTCTACAACATTTAGAGATAAAAATAAAAATGTTATTTTTTCAAGAAAAGAATTAACAACAACACAAATAGATGATGTAAGAACTAAATTAGCTGTATTAGATAGTATTTTAGAATCAAGTGAGCCATATAAAAGAAAAAATGAATTTTTAAATACTGCTCAATATTTAGGAAAAACATATGGAATATCTAATATAAGTGGTAAAAATATATCTCTTTTAATGCCTTCTGAAGTTTATGAAGGAAAATCAACAACATACAGAAAAAAGAAAAAATAGTGTATGGCAGTAACCAAAGTAGATATAGCTTCAAGAGCGTTAGTAATGATAGGAGCAAATCCTATTGCTTCATTTACTGATGGAACAACAGAAGCTAACGTAACTAATACAATATACGAAGAAATTATTGAATCTAGTTTAACTAGACATAATTGGAGATTTGCAACAGGGCAACAACAATTATCTTTATTAGCAAACTCTCCTACTGGTAGATTTGAATATGCATATCAAATACCAGCTAATCCTGAATGTTTAAAAATATTAGCAGTTACAGTTAATGATGCATTAATACAGTATAATAGATATGAAGATAAAATTTATTTAGATGGTTTTGGATCTCAAAGCACAGTTATAATGGATTATATATTTAGACAAAGCGAAGATCAGTTTCCTCCTCATTTTAGATTAGCAATAGAATATAAACTGGCTAGTATTTTTGGTGGATCAGTAGCAAGAGACGCAGCTCTAGTTAGAGAATTTGATCAACTGAGTGAAAGACAAATGTTAATAGCTAAAAATACTGACTCACAAGAAACTACTACCAAAACACTTTCTACTGATAGATTTATAACAGAAAGAAGAAGCAGTCGTAGTGGACTTGTAGTCGGATAATGCCTAGAAAAGTAAGACAAGTATATACCAATTTTTCAGCTGGAGAAATTAATAATCTTCTTAATGCTAGAACTGACGCTAAAGCATATTTTGAAGGTGGTAAACAAGTTCGTAATTGGTATTTATTAGATGAAGGTGGAGTAATGCGTAGACCAGCTACTGAGTATATGGCTACAATGCCAGCAGAATGTAGAATAATTCCATTTATATTTTCTAATGATGAAGTAGCTTTATTTGTTTTATCAAACAATAGACTTGATGTTTATTCTAATGCTGGTGCTGTAATACAATCTAATATAACTTCTAATTGTAACTGGACTACTGCTCAATTATTTGAATTAAATTTTGCACAGTTTGGTGACACAGTATTTTTAACACATAGAAATAATCCAATTAGAGAAATAAAAAGAACAAGTGCTTCT